GTGACGGCAACGGTGTCTGCATTCCTGGTGTCTGGATCGAGGCCGCGATGCCGACCGAGCGGCCGGTGCTGCGCCTGACCCTGGGCGACGATTTCCCGCACAAGCCGCTGGCCGAGCGCGATTCGTTCGCCAAGGATTGGATCGAGCGCCACCTGACGCAGGAGCTGAGCAAGCTCAACAAGGGCAACCGGTGCGTATTCGGCCACGACTTCGCACGCCACCGGGATTTTTCCGAAATCGTGCCGATGGAGATCCTGCCCAACCTGCGGCGCGTGGTGCCTTTCATCGTCGAAATGCACAACGTCCCAACCCGTCAGCAGGAGCAGATCCTGTGGGCACTGATCGATGGGCTGCCCGGTGGCACCACCGGCGCGATGGACGCCACCGGATCAGGAGAAACATTGGCCGAATACACGGCGGACAAATACGGCCATAGGCGCATTGCGCAGATCAAGCTGAATCGCGCCTGGTACGGCACCTGGATGCCGAAGCTGATTCAGGGATTCGAAGACGGCGTGATCGATCTGCCGCGGGACGACAACGTGATGCAGGATCTTCGGGCAATTGAAGAAATCGACGGCGTTCCGATGGTGGCCGCAGTGCGCAAGGAAGACCTGAAGGACCCGGACCTGCATCGGCACGGCGACACGGCGATCGCTCTGGCGCTGGCCTGGTATGCCAGTCTCACGCTCAACCAGGGGCCAGTCCGTGTTGCCTCGCGCGGCACACGTTTCAAGAAAGCACAAGGGAGCCGGTGGCTATGAGCAGTAAAGCAAAGGGCCTGTATCTGCCCAATGGCAATTTCGTCCACTTCGGCGAGCGGCCACAAGTCGGCAAGCAGATCGCCACGCGCGCCTCCGCGGCGGGCATGAGCAACATGGGCGACGTGTTGCCCAACCCCGACCCGGTCCTGCGCAAGCTCGGCAAAAGCATCCAGGTCTACCGCGATCTGCGTGCCGACGGCCATGTCGGCGGCTGCATCCGCCGCCGCAAGGCCGCGGTCAAAAGCCTGATCTGGGGCGTCGATCGGGAGCAGGCGCAAAGCCGCATCGCCAAGTCGATCCAGGCAATCTTCGACGACCTGGACATGGAGCGCATCATCGGCGAAATCCTGGACGCGCCGCTGTATGGCTACCAGCCGCTTGAAGTGGTGTGGGACCATGTCGGCGGCCTGCTAGTGCCGGTCGATGTGATCGGCAAACCAGCCGAGTGGTTTTTCTTCGACGCCGAAAACCGCCTGCGCTTCCGCTCCAAGGATGCCGGCCCGGCCGGAGAGCTGGTGCCGGAGCGGGCATTTCTGCTGCCGCGGCAGGATGCCAGCTACGACAACCCCTACGGCCAGCCGGATCTGGCGCGCTGCTTCTGGCCGACCAAATTCAAGCAGGGCGGCCTGGACTTCTGGTTCCGCTTCGTCGAAAAATACGGCACTCCCTGGCTGATCGGCAAATCGCCGCGCTCGACCAACGATGCCGAGAACGAGCGCCTGCTGGACATGCTCGAGCAGATGATCCAGGACGCGGTGGCCGTGATCCCGGACGATGCCTCTGTCGAGATCGTGGAGGCAGCCGGCAAGTCGTCGTCCGCCGACGTGTTCGAGAAGTTCCTGATGCACCTGCGCTCTGAAGTCAGCATCGCGCTGCTCGGGCAAAACCAGACCACGGAAGCCAGTACCAACAAAGCCAGCGCGCAGGCCGGGCTGGAAGTGGCCAGCGACATCCGCGATGCCGATGCCGGCATCGTCTGCGCTGCGCTCAACCAGCTGATCGGCTGGACATGCGATCTGAATTTCCACGGCGCCCAGCCCGTCTTCGACATGTGGGAAGAGGAGTCCGTCGACGAGACGCTGGCGACGCGCGATGAAATCCTGAAGCGTGCCGGCGCGACCTTCACGAATCGCTATTTCATTCGCACTTATGGCCTGCAGCCGGGTGACTTGTCCGAGCCGCCCGCCGGCGACGCCGAGCATGAGGCCGTGCCGGCCGCGTTCGCCGAAGCTGCGGCGCCGGCCTCGGTGCCGGCGGTAATGGCAGACCGGCTAGCCGACGATCTGCAGCCGGCGCTGGATAGCTGGATCGACCAGATTCGCGACCTCGCCGAGCGGGCAACAAGCCTGGACGAGCTGCGCGACGGCCTGCTGGCGCTGGCGCCGGACATGAGCCTGGATCAGTACGCGGCGGCGATGGGCCAGGCGCTGGTCGCTGCCGCGGCGGCCGGCCGCGCCGATATCGTCGACCAGGTCAGCAATGGCTAGTGTCGCCTACGGCAGTCTGCCGTTTTCCGAGCAGATTGCATTCTTCCGGCGTAAGGTCAACATCCCGACCGCAGCCTGGACCGACATCTGGCAATCGCAGCACGACCACGCTTTCGTCGTCGCCGGCGCCAACCGCGATGACCTGGTGGCCGACTTCCGCGCGGCGGTCGACAAGGTGATCGCCGACGGCGGCACGCTGGAGGATTTCCGCCGCGACTTCGACCGCATCGTCGCCAAGCACGGCTGGGACTATAACGGCGGGCGTAACTGGCGCTCGCGCGTGATCTACGAGACCAACCTCAATACCAGCTACGCCGCGGGCCGCTATGCGCAGCTGCAGGCGGTCAAGCAGACCCGCCCGTACTGGCAGTACGTCCACAGCGACGCTGTCGAACATCCGCGTCCGGTGCATGAATCCTGGCACGGCCTGGTGCTGCATGCCGACGATCCCTGGTGGGCTACCAACTATCCGCCGAACGGATGGGGCTGCCAGTGCACCGTCCATGCGCTGAACGAGCGCGATCTGCGGCACCTGGGCAAGACCGGCCCTGACAAGGCACCGGATCTCGACTGGCACGACGTCGAGGTCGGCCAGCGCAGCCCCGGGGGCTCGCAGACCGTGCGCGTCCCGGCCGGCGTCGATCCCGGCTTTGCCTATACGCCGGGGCGGGATGCCTTCACGCAGCTGCTGCTGCAGGCTCTCGGCAAGACCGCTGCCTTTCCGGCGGCCTACGCGGCGCGCTCCGCCACCGCGACACTGGCGCGCCCGCGCGCACTGGAGGCGATCAAGTCCGGGTTCAAGGATTTCGTCGCCGGCATCCTGCTCGACCGCCTCGCGCGCGGCCGGCGCTTCACCGTAGGGTCGCTGTCGCCGACCACGGTGACGGCCCTGGGTGAAGCCGGGATCATGCCGCAGACCGCGGCGATCGTTGCGCGCGACGCCGACATCCTGCACGCGCTGCGCGACGTCAAATCGGCACGGCAAACCGCGGGCGGCCGGCCGAAAGCGTTGACCGCCGCGGAGCTGCAGCAGATTCCCGGGATCCTGGCGCAGCCGCAGGCGGTGCTGCTCGATGCTGCAGCCAACGTCCTGATTTACGTTTTCCCGGCGGAGCGGCGCGCAGCCGGCAAACTGGTGGTACGGGTGGACTATCGTCTCGAAGGCAAGGAGCGCGTGAACCTGTTTCGGACGGCAAGCTTGATCGACTACGCCGATCTGCAGTCACAGGTCACGTCGGGGGAATTGCGCCTGGTCGAAGGCGCCTTACGAAGGGTGCCATGAACGTCGAGGATGGACGCCACTTCCATCGTGCAGGCGCTTTGCAGCCCCCGGGCCGGATCTGGCGATTTCCCGGCCGCCTCGGCGCTCACAGCAGAATTGATTATAGGAGTCAACGATGGCCGGTGTAAAACTCGACGTCAAAGCGGGCGGCAGCGGCGTCCAGATCGATGCCGCCCTGGACAAGGTGATCGCGGTCATGACGGACCCGCAGCCGATGTTTGCCGATATGGGCGAATATCTCCTGCGCAGCACCCGAGGCCGCTTTACCGCGCAGGCCGCGCCGGACGGTACGCCGTGGCGCCGTCTGTCGCCCATTACCATCGGCCGAAAGCCGAAGAACAAAGACAGGATTCTGGTTCAGGAAGGTTACCTGCGCGGCCCTGGCATGCGCTATCAGGCCCTGCCGGACGGCTTCGCGGTCGGCAGCGATCGCGTCTATGCGGCCGCGCATCAGCTGGGTATGGCAAAAGGTTATGCAGGCACTACCCGCCGCAACAGCCCGATCCCTTGGGGCGATATTCCGGCCAGACCGTTTCTCGGGCTGTCGGCCGACGACGAAACCGAGCTGCTCGACATTGCGTCCGACTTCATGGCCGGAGGGTGAGGCGCGAAAACGCGCCACGGGCGTTTTAAGCGGCGTCTGGCGGCGCGTGTACCGATTCGGTTCGGCTGGCCGCTTGTAGGGCTTTGCAAAGCCTTTATGCGGCAGTTTGATCTGCCGCAACCTTTCCGTTTTGCACGTCGCCGCTCCACGGCCGACCAGCGCAGCAGATTTTGCCCTGGTTCAAAAGACTTGCACGGCGCCGGCTTGCATGATGGCCGGCATGAACTCCCTGCACATCTTCCGCGCCGGCACCCATACCGACGTCAACGGCAACAAGGTCACTCTGACCGAAGCCGACATTGCCGCCTCGGCGGCGGCGTACGACCCGGCCAAGCACGAAGCGCCGATCGTGATCGGCCACCCGAAGCTGGACGCGCCGGCCTATGGCTGGGTGCAATCGCTGTCCGCCTCCGGCCCCGATTTGGAAGCCGTGCCGGCGCAGGTGCCGGTCGCGTTCTCTGAAATCGTGACTGCCGGCGCCTACAAAAAAATCAGTGCGTCGTTCTACCCGCCGGCCGCGCCGGGCAACCCGGTGCCCGGCGTCTGGTACCTGAAGCACGTTGGATTCCTCGGCGCCACACCGCCGGCGGTCAAAGGGCTGCGCCAAGCCGCCTTCGCCGCCGGCGATGACGGCGCTGTCGAATTCGCCGACTGGAGCCTGCGCACCCAGGCGTCGCTCTGGCGCCGCCTGCGCGACTGGATCATCGGCGAAAAAGGCCAGGAAGTCGCCGACCAGATCATCCCCGACTACGCGATCGACGAGTTGCGTGACGAAGCCAACCGCCCCGATCCGCAAATCGAGCCTTTGCCCACCAACCAACCTTCCTCATTTTCGGAGACCACCACCGTGACCCCTGAACAAGCCGCCGCCATCCAGGCGGAGAACGACCGCCTGAAGAGCGAACTGACCCAATCCAGGGCGGCCGACGCCAAGCGCGACGCCGATGCCCGCCATGCCGGCAACGTCGCCTTCGCCGAGGCCCAGATCGCTGCCCGCCAGCTGGCGCCGAAGCACAAGGATGCCGTCGTGGCGTTCCTCGATTTCGCCGAAACGCCGGCCGCCGACGGCGGCGTGGTGTCGTTCGGCGAAGGCGAAGAAAAGCAGCCGCTGGCCGCCGCGTTCAAGGCGTTCGTCACCGACCTGCCGAAGGTCGTCTCGTTCGGTGAGCGGGCAACCAAGGACCGCGCCGCGTCCGCCGATGCCGTCAATCCCCTCGTCGCTGATGCCCAGCGCCGCAATCAGAGCAACCAGCAATAGGAGCTGTCATGGCGAAAACGCAACCCAAATCCCTTTCCGACCTGCTGCTGGTCGAAGTCAAGGCCGGCTGGACGAAAGAGAAGGTCATCCTGAAAGGCGGCGTCAACTATCCGCTCGGCGCAGTCCTGTCTGTCAAGTCCGGTATTCACCAGATTCTGGCGCCGGATGCTGAAGATGGCTCCGAGAACGCGGTTGCCGTTTTGGCTGAAGCCGTCAACGTCGGTGCCGACGGCGCCGCTGGACTGGTGATTGCGCGCGGAGCCGTCGTCGCAGCGGAAGAACTGTGCTGGCCGGACGACATCACTGAGCCGGAAAAGGCCGCCGCGCTGGCCGAGCTGGAGGCGCGCGGCATCGTTGCGGGCGCCGCGCTGTAACCCGTCCCCACATCAGGAGCACTCATGACTCTCGAAGATTTGTTCACTCTCGCGTCCCTGACCGACGCGATCAACGCGCTGCCGGCGGTGCCGGGCAAGGCCGGCCAGACGGGCCTGTTCGTCGAAAAAGGCGTGACAACCACCACCATCGTCGTTGAGCACCGCGCCGGTCGGCTGTCGCTGGTGCCGGCCACCAGCCGCAACGACGATCCGACCGCGGTCAAGGACGGCAAGCGCACACGCCGGTCGTTCGAAGTGCCGCATCTGCCGCAGTCGGCACAGGTGTTGCCGTCCGAGCTGCAGGGCTTGGCCGCGTTCGGCTCGGATAGCGCCGCCGCGCCGCAGGCCAGCGTCATCAACGACAAGCTGGAGGGGATGAAGGCCAACCTGGAGGCAACCCGGGAGTGGCAGCGCATCGGCGCCATCAAGGGAAAAATTCTGGATGCCGACGGCAGCGTGATCTACGACCTGTACGACGAATTCGGCATCAGCGAGAAAAAGCTGACCATCGCCCTGGGCACGGCCACCACCGATGTCCGCGCAAAGCTGCTGGAAGCCAAGCGCTGGGTGGAAAAGAAGACCCCTGGTGTCGTCATCACCGGCTTCAAGGCGTTCTGCGGCGCCAGCTTCTTCGACGCGCTGACCGGCCACGACAAGGTCCAAAAGGCGTTCGAAGGCTGGCAGGCGGCACAAGACCGGATCGGCGGCGACATGCGCGCCGGCTTCACCTTCGGCGACATCAGTTTCGAGGAATACAACGCGCAGGTCTCGGGTAAGGATTTCGTCGGTGACAACGTGGCGCGCATCTTCCCGGTCGGCCGTAACGTGTTCAGCATGTACAACGCGCCGGCGAACTACAACGAAACCGTCAACACCGTTGGCCGAGCGTTCTACGCCAAGGCGGAAGAACGTCGGCTCGGCAAGGGCTGGGACCTGGAAACACAGTCCAACCCGCTGGCGATGTGCTTCTACCCGGAAGCCCTGGTCGAGCTGACCGCGAGCTGAAATACCCAGCGAGCGAACGCCGGCGCGATCAAGGCGTGACAGCCGGAGAGACGGCACGAATTCGATAACGCCGTTTCAATTTCGACCTCATGGATATGCGCTACTGTACGCTCGACGACATCAAGCTTGCGATGCCGGCATCGACCCTGATCGCGTTGTCCAACGACGATCCGATGGCGGCCGAGATCGACCTCGACGTGATCGAACGCGGTGCGCGGGCGGCCGAAGAGCTGATCGACGCAAATCTGCGCGGCCGCTACCTGCTGCCACTTGAGACGGTGCCGACCGTGATCAACGAATGCGCGGTCACCCTGATCCGACAATGGCTGTATGCGCGCCGGCCGGAAGGGCCGGACTTGCCGGAAGTGGTCACCACTTCCCACATCCAGGCACTCAAAACCCTGCGCGAGATTCGAGACGGTCAGCTGACCATCGGCCTGCCGACCGGCCAGGCAGCACCGGAGCCGGGAAAGTTCAAGGTGCGCGCACCTGGCCGCCGG